GACCATGTAACAATCTGACCCATACCTTTCATAAGATTGTGTCTTGGATAGTTTAGAAGTATAGCAAAACTACTAAATAGTTGTACTCCTTCTGTAAATCCACTATAGACTGCCATAGTCTTCGCCATGTCATGTTTTGTTTCCATGTTAAAATCTGTTAGATAATCATGTTTATCTGACATCGCTTGTATATCAAAAAACTCTTGGTACATATCATCGGATTTACCTAAAGTTTCTAATAGTAAAGAATATGCTTCTTGGTGAACTGCTTCCATCGCAGCAAAACTCACAAGCATCATTCTTACTTCTGGTTGCTTGAATGTTGGTAGATAGTGTTTTGCATATCCACAACATACATCAACATCTGCCTGTGTGAAGAAACGAAAAATATTATCTATCAATAGTCTTTCATCATCAGTCAGTTTTTTGTTATAATCCTTTATGTCATCTTGTAGTGGTACTTCGTCTGGAAGCCAGTGCATCTGCTGTTGCCTTTTGTACTTCTCAAAAGCCCACGGATAACTAAAAGGTTTGTAGTATTCTCTTTCTTCTAGTAAGTTCATTTATCCCTCACAACTTAAACAATCTTGGTTTTCAAAAATTATTTCTCTTTTAGCAACGCTTGAAACATTATCTGCACGAGATATTGCCTCACTGCGTAGGTAATATAAAGTTTTAAGGTTTTTTGCCCAAGCCACCATGTGTACATTGTGCAACTCCCCTTTGTTTACATCAGGTGGGAAAAATAGATTCACACTCTGTGATTGACATATCATTGGTTGTCTACCTGAAGCGTGTTCTATTACCCAGCCTTGATTTATTTCTACGGCAGTTTTAAATGTATCTTTCTCCCACTGTGTTAGGAAGTCAAGATGTTGACAACTGCCTTTGTTTGTGATAATAGTTCTCCAAGTATCATCATCATTCTTTCCATGCTCTTCTAATACTGCTTCAAGAAACTTGTTCTTTACTAGATTAGACCCAGACTTTGTTTTCTGTGTATAAGCATTTGCTCTAAATGGTTCGATACTCGGTGATGTATTACCACAGATAATACTTGAACTTGCATTTGGAGCGATTGCTAGTAGATGTGCATTTCTTACTGTGCAAGAATCATCATCTGGACATGCTCCTCTTTCAACGGCAAGTTCTCTCGTTGTTTTCTGCGCTGATTCCTTGATGTGTTGAAACATCTCTAGGTTAGCAGCAGTCGCCATTGCACTCTCAAAAGGTATGCTAGACTTTTGTAAGTAAGCATGAAATCCCATAGCGCCAAGTCCTATGCTTCTCTCCCTCATAGCACTAAACTTTGCTTTATGTAATTGCTCTGGCGCGTTCTCGATAAATGATGTTAAGACATTATCGAGCATACGAATTAAATCAGGAATGAAAGCACCATGAGTTTTCCACTCGTCATAATACTCTAAGTTCACACTAGAAAGACAACATACTGCTGTTCTCTCTTCATCTGTTGGAAGTGTAATCTCAGAACATAAATTACTTTGATGTACTTTCAATCCTTTCTTTTTCTGAAAGTCAGGTAGTTCAGAATTTACAGCATCACCAAACATAATGTATGGCTCTCCTGTTTCCATTCTATTTTGTAGTATCTTTACCCATAATGCACGAGCAGATACTGTTTTTGTAATCTCACCACTATGTGGGTCAATCAAATCCCAACTATCATCGAATCCTTCTTCTTTTGTTGCTCTATGTATAAGTTCCATATACTTATCAGTGACTACAATACCATGGTGTAAGTTTAGACACTTACGGTTTGTATCTCCGCCTGTTGGTTTTCTTATATCTAAGAACTCTTCAATCTCTGGGTGGTCTATATCGAGATACCCTGCATAACTTCCTCTACGGGTTACACCCTGTGAGAAAGCAAGCATTTCTGCATCTACAACTTTTACGAAAGGTATTACACCAGTAGACTCAGAGCCTTTTGATGTCTTAGTTCCTGAAGAACGGACATGACCCCAATATCCACCAATACCACCACCAAAAGATGATAGAAATGCATTTTCAGTAAAGTGGTCTGTTATACCCTCTCTACTGTCATCTACATAGTTAAGAAAGCAACTTATTGGTAATCCTCTTCTCGTACCACCATTTGATAGTACTGGAGTTGCGAACATAAACCAAAGGTTACTTACATAATCATACAAACGCTGTGCATGAGCATCGTCATCTGCGAATGTTTCTGCAGCACGAGCAAATGCTTCCTGAGGCGACTCTTCGCCTGGAATCATATATCTGTCTTTGAGAGTTGCTATTGCGAACTCATCTAAAAGACTATCTTTACTGTAATCAATTTTTACTGACATAATTCTCCACTAATCTTAAAATATCTTGACTATGCCCTAATACGGCAGCGTCTACATCATATGTTAAATCCATTAACTCAATATTAGTAGCAAGTCTATCACTGCCAAACTCATTTAAGTTTTGCATGAATTTATACCTGCTCTCAATAGGAAGTGTATTCATGATGTCAAATACATCTCCATACTGTGCTATTAATTGAGTTGCCCTTACTGGCCCAATGCCATCGACTCCTGGAACGTTATCGCCTTTATCTCCTGTCAAACATTTGAAAGTCAAATACTTATCAGGTTCAAAGTCATAATGCTCGTCCCAATTATCGAGTGTTGTTTCTTTTCTTGTGACTGTAGAAAACCTACTGACACTATCAGTGATAAGTAAATCCCAGTCTTTATCTGATGAGATAAGCCAAATCTCTTCAAGACCTAACTCCTCTCTATTAGTGGCTATCACGGCTGCTATATCATCAGCCTCAACTCCTTTGTACTTGATAGTAAGATAGCCTTTACTTTTCAAGTTCTTCATTGTTACACCAAACTCTTGTAAGAACTCGAGAAACTCGGCTTCTTCTTCAGGTGTTTGGTCTTTGTACCGCTCTTTACGGTTTGCCTTATACTCTGGGTCGATAGACTTACGGTAATCACTACCGCCGTCGCCTAAGACTACTATCTCTCCGCAGTTATAAGACTTTGCTAGACTTTCAACTGTTCTTACATAGTCGTGTTCAAAGTCTAATTTGTTCTGATGTTTCCATCTAAAAGCCAGGTTGAGTCCATCAACAATCAACAAGTTCCCATTCGGGGTCGGCTTTCCATGGTTCATAAATGATATCGCCATTGGTAAACTCCAATTTTTGTGTTTCTAAAAACTTTTCTGCAGGTAGCACATAGCAACCTAACCAGTTAAAGTACATATGTTTTTTGTAAAGTGGCTTTCTTGTCGTTGCCACATACCATTGTGAGTAGTTTTCTTTGAATATTAGCAAAGGTTCTTGTTGCATAACTTCTGCTTGTTTACAAAGTTTTGACCACCACCCAACAAAGGTGTTGCTCTTTTGTGTAAATATTTTATGATTAAATGCCATATCACGATAATGTTTTACTTCAATAGTAAATAGATTATGTTTATGTGGCACCATCAGGTCACCTTTCACTTTACCACTACCCGAGCCAGGTGTTTGTGTAAAAGTCTCCCCTGTATGACGATGCAGCATACCTGCTACTTTTATTTCTGCATCGTTACCTTTTCTTCTGCTGTTAACCATTATGTCGGTATGTCAGCAAGTAGTTTGTCAAATTCAATATATCCTCCAATATGCTCTCCGTCTACCACAATTTGTGGGAAAGTTCTTGCCATTGGAAATAATACTTTTACATCAGAGGCATCAAACTCTTTACCCATCATGTTGTAAACTGCGTCATGCACCGCTTGGTGATTAGTAGCAAGCATTAATGCTTTCTTACATGCTGGGCAGTTTGGTATACTGTATATCTCAACTTTCATAATTATTCCATGTTCTCTCGTGCAGGTAATATGCAACAATCTTTATTCCCGTATCCGTACCCGCTAGGGCTGTGGCTCCGATTACACTTCCAAATATTGTGTAACCTACTATGAATGTAATGCATGTTGCTACTATCCTCCAACTAATTGTTTTTAATATTGTTTTCTTGTGTGAATCCATTCCTAATCGCAGTAGCAGATATCTCCTCTATACCTTTAGTAAAATGCTCCTGCTCTATCTTGTAACCAACATCACGACCATATACAATGTTCGTAATATTTGGCACTTCTAATATCTCAATAGTATTACTATTATACCATTTTTTCCCAATGATGTCAAGAAGTATTTTCTCCTTTCGTTGCTCAAAACTGTAAGGATTACTTGACGAGCCGTCTGATGCTCTCAGTAATATTACTACTTGACCAGTCTTGGAAAGTGCTCTTTTAAGTAACTTTCTATGGCCTTTGTGCCAGGGCTGATACCTTCCCAAGAGCATTGCAGTTGGTTTTGTCCAATCCATTTTTCTATCCTTATATCATACTCGCTGGGGTCTGGATACTCAAATAGTTTATTAGTATCTTCATACCGTCCTTCTTCAATCGTGTCCATAAATATAGTATAGTCTGCTTGTAGTCTATGTCTATATTCTTTTTTAGGGCAGACAAAATCTAGGATACCCCAGTTTTCAAAATTCATTCTATGAAATTGTCGTAATCGACCTTCTTCGGAAAAGTCCCAATCATTGTGAAACTCTCTAATTGTATCTGCACAATAATGTGGCACTCTAAACTTATATGCAAGTTCTGAAGCGAGAGTGGTCTTGCCAGAACCTGGCAGACCGAATATTAGTATTTTCATTCGCTAAGTGACGATATGTTCTCTTCTTTTGTTATTTCGATTTTGTGTAGTAATGGGTGTGTCCAACCATGAGATACCATATATGTATTCAAGTTTTCTTCTTTCATCAATACTTCCACGACTTTTTCTTTACCTACTTCATCTAAGGCTTGATTTACCTCATCTAAAAATAGTACATTTATTTGACTTCGTGAAATAGAAGTCATGAGTTTTCGTATTGCAACTAGTGTTGCGATATTTACTCTAGCAAGTTCTCCACTTGATAAAGCAAGAATATCAATAATGTTTCCGTTATCAGATACTTCGACATTTAACTTGTCGTTCTCTACAACAAAATTGATACTGAATCTACCGTCACTAAACTCTGCCAAATACTCATTTGTTAGTAGTTCTAGTTCTTTTACTAGCGATTCAATTTTGTATGCGAGGAGTCCATTGGTAGAAAATGCTTTTTTAAGTATCTCAAGAACCGATAGTTTATCCTCACAACTGTCAAGTCTACTTGTGAGGTCATTAGCCTCTTTCTCGAATTGTTCAGTTTGCTCCTGTACAATACTAATTCTCGTATTATGTCTTTCTCTTCTCTCATTTTCTTCTATGACTTCCTCCAAAGCCTCCCTATCAGTGGCAATTCTTTGACGAAGTTCTTGAATCTTAACATTAAGTTCTTCTCTGTTAATAACTTGTGTTGGGAGGTTAATGTCAATGGAGGCTGCAAGCCTTTCGTATTCTTTGACTTTTTTGGTTGCTGTCCTATGTATTTCATTGTGGCTTTGTATCTCCTCTATCTGCGCCTCTAGTTTTGCTACTTCTTTATAAATATAATTCATACTGTCTCTATGCTGTTCAAGTTGTTCATTTATGAACTGTACATCTATTTCTTGTTCACAAGTAGGACATATATGATTTTGTGTAGATAGTAATTTTTCATACTTCTCTATCATCTTTTGTTCTGCTGTACCCTCTCCAGACCATGCTCCTTTTGAACTAAGTTTATGTGAAACATCTTGTAGTTCGGGATAAACTTTCAAATCATTCTGATATTTTTGAAAATCTATGGATTGCATTTGATTTCTCAGAAAATTATTGTCGTTAATTTTTCGATTCTTTTCCGAGATATTTTCAAACTCTACTAATAACTTCTGTAAAGATTCTCCGTCTTTTTCCGACATTTTTGGTAAATCCATTTTTGATAGTAGACTAGTATCCTCAAGTTTGTTGTCTGTTAACCATTTTTCAATAGTACCAAGTGATGCGTTAACACTGGTTACTTCGTGAGAGTTTACCCTTGTTGCTTCCTTGAATACTTCAAAGTAATCTACATATTCTTCTAACTTTAACAAATCAATCAAGAACTTTTTCCTATTAGTATCTGTCGCTGTTAAGAACTGTAAACTAGCATTTGTATTCTGATATACTAATTGTGTGAAGGTCTTAAAATCTATGCCTAAAATCTCTAGTAGTGTTTTATAAGTGTTAGAGGCGGTATGCGAACTAATATCTTCGCCATTTTTTGTAAGTTTACACTTTAGTGTGGCTCTTCTTATAACTGAGATACAGTACTCATCAGAGTCCACTGTAAAAGATAAACTGATATTATAACCATTACCGACGTATCGGTTCGCGATGTCAGCCTTTTTAACATTTTTACTATTCTTATTAAATAAAACTTCCTCTAATATGAGAGGGATTGAACTTTTACCTACACCGTTAGTTCCAACTAACTGAGTGAGAGTAGACTTATCTAAGTCTATCTCGTTACCTTCTCCATAAGAAAAACAGTTATCCCATTTTAACTTCTGTAGAATAATCATTAAATACTCCTATTATGTTTTTTATTTTATCATCATCAAGACCTAGTATTTCTTTTAGATATAAAACTAACTCGTCACCAATAGTCATCTCACTTGTTAGGTTAAGTCTAGCCTCTACTTCTCTCTTTACTACTTTCTTATCTAGCAAATCTGAATTTTTCACTTTTGCTAAGTCTTGCACATCACCCTCTAACTCATAAATAGTATGGTGCCAATCTGTTTGCACCATTTCGTCTGGGTTTGATACGGTTTGTCTAATTAACTGTGGCAAGTTAAATTCATGCCATGTCCAGTCATAGTTTTCATCAATAAGTAGATAGCCTGTCTTAACTTCATTCCTATGAAATGATGTTGTCATTGGACTGCCTGGATACACAATATTTCTTTGAGTATTCTCGTGAGCATGTAAGTCTCCAGCAAAAACAGTCTTAAATCTATCAAATCTAGTTAAATCTACTTCGGGTACTACATGAGGTGGTATCTCTCCACGAACATGAGTAAATAGATACTCTACCGTATCTTCTATTTTTTCTATACTTTTCTTTTTATGTAAGTCCGCATACGGAAGTATTGCAGCCTTACCCTCTGTTCCTAAGTACCATGTAGTATCTACAACTTGTACTAAGGGATTGAGTTCTTCTGTAACTCTTTTTAAATTTGTAAAAAATGTTTTGTTTTTACGAGTTGCCTCGTGGTTACCATCAAATATAATAGTTTCTACACTAACACCTTTTACAAAGTCAAAGTAGAGTGTTAACTCGTCCATAGAAGGGACTCGGTCGAACAAGTCCCCACCTATGATATGCAAGTCAACTTCTTTCTCCAGATTATGAATCTGTTCAAAGAAATGTTCATAACGAGAACATGCCCAAGCAATGGGCACATTCTTTTGACCTAATTTTATATGCCAATCGGCAGTAAATAAAATCATGCTACGAAGTCTTCTCCTGGTTGCCATTCACAACCTGTGAGTCCACCTGCTTTTAGACTTTGTAAAGTTCTAAGAACTTCACTTGCGTTTCTTCCTGTATCGAGAGCGTTTACGGATACATGCTGTATAATCCCTTCTGGGTCAACAATATAAGTTGCTCTATAACATACTCCATCTTCTGCAACTATTCCTAGTTCAGATGATAAAGATAGTCCGCAGTCTGCTGCTAGTGTATGATTGATACCGCTTATTAGTTCGTTATCTCTCTTCCAAGCAAGTTTACAAAACTCGTTGTCGCCACTAAAACCACAGACTGATGCTTCTGATATAAGCATATCCATACCTGCAATCTCTGTTGGGCAAATAAAAGTAAAATCTTTTGGGTAAAAGTAAAACACTTTCCAACCATCAAAATCATCTCTACTTACAGTTCCCATATGGTTTTCAGAGTCTACACCCTGCAACTCAAAGTATGGGAAATATTCACCTACTCCAATCATGATACGTCAAACTCCTCTGATACTTCTTCAGGGGCGTCGCCACCGTCAGATGTTACTCTTCTCAACAATTCTAGTTGAGCGTCCGCTGTAGGTCTAGGAAGTACATCGTCCATAGACTTTAAGTCAGCAATTAGTTCTTGCTGTTCTTCTGAAAGCGGTTCTTTTTTACACTTAAGAACTGATAGTTGATACTCAACATTGAATACCTGTGGCCCAGTCTTAAGTCTTTTAAATACTACATTCCAGCCATCTACTGGGTCTGTAGGGTCTCCTAAATCTTCCATTGCAACCAATATTTGGTCAAAGAGTTTTCTTTTTAGATTTAAAACTTTTACAGAATTGTCAGACAAATCTATACACTGGACAGCATATGCCCAACCGCATTTTAAATCAGGGTAGAAATCTCGAACATGGTCATGCTCTTTATTATTGAAAGTTTCAGTTGTTCTGTCAAAAGACAAACACTCCATAGGAATGTTCTTGTTATTTTCGCCTTTTATCCAGTAAATATATCTAGGAAGTAAATCTCCTACCAATCTGATTTGGTGGTCTTCTTTACCTGCATAGTTATAAGTTTCGATTTTGCTCTTTTGAGCAGAACCTTTAGTTTGGTTAAATCCAATTGCCATTTCTTTTTCTCCTGTTAATGTCTACTCGTATAAAAAATGAACCTTTCCATCTTCTATTCTAAGTAGTCTGTTTTTGGTTATAGTGTCCTCCGATATCGGCAAATACAAGAGGTCTAGTGTGGAGTCTTTTGTTTGCAAGTACATTGGATAGTTACGAAATGAAGCGACTCCTACATATTCCGCAACTTCTTTATCGCTAAATGCCCTGCCTTTTGTTAGTAAATCTTCTGGATTTAGCAGAAATGACTTACCACCGTAATTGTATCGATAAAATTTAAAAGATTTATCTTTGTAATTTTTAGGGGGTAACTTGTGAGTGATTATTCTAAGTATCGATATTACATCACCGACATTCCCTTTGCTCACTCGAAGTATCTTTTCCCAATCAAACAATATCATATATTATAACAAATTTTTAACCTGCTGTCAAGAACTATTTTTCGGCGGTTTGTAGTTCGGAATCTATAAGACATCAACCTTATACCCCTCTTTCACATAGTAACCTAACCTATTATTTGCTTGTCTTGAAGCAGTCTTTCCTTTTAAATGAATATCTACTATAACAGGTTGACGCTTGCCTTCCTGTTCTCGTATTACTCTACCAATTAATTGTGTTAGTAGTGGCTCGTTATTAATAGGAGTTGCTAAAACTAAACAACTCAATTGATTAAGTGAGATACCTTCTGAGAAGATACTCTGTGTTCCAAAAAGAACATTATGACTTTTACCTATTTGGTTCATAGTCGTTTCCCTTTCTGTAAAGTCCATTTCGCCAGTTATAAATGTGGCATTATCTCCTACTAATCTAGAGCAACTTTTTAGAAATGCTACTCTATCAGACACTACTAATACATTGTGACCTTGTGCTGCGTACTTAGACGCAATCAAACTCACACTATTTATATATTCAGAGTTCTGTGTTAGATGATTTATTCTTTCCGCCCAAGGCGTATACGAACCATCTAAGAATCGAATCTCTGATTTTATTACATGAATTGAAGGTATCATATAGTTTTCTTTAGGTGGTTTTAGTACATTATGACCAAAATAATCTCTAAAGACTACATGACGCCCATCTTTTCTTTGTAAAGTACCTGTCAAACCTATTTTATATCTTGCAGGCATTTCATCAATAATTCTAGTAAAAGTAGGACTACTGACATGATGCATTTCGTCTAAAATAACTGTTCCGAATTCTTTTTTTATATCATCAATTCTTCGGTATAAAGTCTGAATATTCCCGCAGACTATCGGAGATGAGGTGTCAAAACTCCCCGACCCAATTCTCCCTGCTTGTATTCCATAGGCTTTTTGTACTTCTTTTTCCCACTGATTTCTTAAGTTGGTTGTGTGGGTAACAACCAGTGTTTTCTGACCAAGTTTACCAGCAATTGCTAAACTTGTAAATGTCTTTCCCCAACTTACCCAAGCGTTAATTATACTACTGTCATATACTTCGTCATATACTGCTTTCTGGCTTGGTCGTAAATCAAACTTAAACTCAGGAAACTCTACTTCCAAGTCATTCCGTTTATCGATTACTTCGTAATTTGTTGGGATTAAATCTTCTCTTCCCATAGGTATAGAACATAAACCTTTTCTAATATGACGAATTGTTTTTATTACAATAGGTGGGTCTTGTGGCATACGGGGAGGTAATGTATAAGTCAGTTCGTTTTCTAAATTACGAAATAACTCTTCATTGCCGTCTAGATATATACGATTACTTAATACTGCTTTCACTTACACATCTCTTCTAAATATAGTAATTGTTCTTTCTGTTCTCTAGTTTGTACTTCTTTATTGTTATTATCCCACGGACTAGACCAGCCTATTTTCTGAGACCTTAATCTTACATGCTCAGGTATATAATCTTTCATGCCCTCTCGTAACAACCATTTCCATTCGCCTGGGTGGTAGTCAGGGTTATCTTTTAACTTATCCGTGCCTTTTATACTCATTATGTATTTTACAAATGATTGTGTTAGAAATACAGGTCTGCTTTCCATACCAAACATACCACAAGTTTGGTCTGTTGTAAGTATGTTTTGCTCTGATGTTGTAAGTAAATCATGGAATAAAGTATTATTTATTAAATCATCTCCAAAAGACTTTGTAGGAAACCACCTGCGATGCTTATACTTAACATAGTTCATAGTTTCTAAATTATACTCATCACTGAATCTTTTTTCATGATGTTTATATCCAGTTACTAATTCATCTGCACTATCTCCTGTTAGTATTACTTTACAACCATCTGCTGATGCTTGTTTACACATCTCATATCTAGGGGAAGTTCTGTTTTTATCTGCCCACAAGAAGTGTGTTTTTTCTATCCAATGCATATGATTCATATATCTCTTTGCAGGATATGTCATAACTTCATTTACATCATATCCAAACTCTAGACAAGTATGTTTTGCTTTACCAAACTCCCTTCTAAATCCTTCATGATCCCACTTTCTTCCTCTTTGTTCGTGGTACTTACAAGAATAAATATGTAAATCTAAGTCACTATCTTTTACAGCAGAAAATGCCATAGTGCTATCAAACCCGCCACTGAGAAACAGTCCAGTTTTCTGTATGTTCTTTGCAACTTTATTAATAGACTCTATTAGTTTATCTTTAAATTCAGGTAAATGTAAATCATGTGATTCTATTTTATAGTATTTCCATAAGTTTTCTGTTCGTATTGTGCCTTTTCTAGTATTTAAAGTTACTACTTCACCAGGTGCTACTTTATGAATATACTTCCATTGTGTCATTCTACCAAACCATTGTTTAGTTTTCATGTGCATTTCCCAGTTTCTTCTATCACTTTCTTTTGTTAAGAAACTTCGTAAAGAAGTAGAAACTTCTATATCTTTACCTTTCTTGTAATACCATAAAGGTTTTGCACCAAAGTGGTCTCGAACTAGAGTAATATCTCCTGACTTTGGATTATAATGTATTATTGACCCATGCCAGTCACTCCATTCTAGTACTTTTCTACCATAGGTTTCATACATATTTGCTAACCACATAGTATCATTCTGTATGGTAGAATCGTACATTTCTCCATTAAATGCAATAATATTACCATTTGGTGTTTCTATAGGTTGAAACTGTTTCTTTCCGTTTATATCTAATAAACAGTGCCCAATAGCAAACTCTTTATTGCTCCAAAACCTACTACCATCAGGCCCGCGAAACTCTTGTTTGCTCAACATAAGTTCTACATTCTGTGTATTAGTTGTGCCTACGAATCCGCACATATGTAATGTCCATGAAAACTATAGTCACACTCTGTTTTTGGTAAACTTATAATTACTATTACAACTAATATAACTGTTATTATAACCCATTTCTTCATTCTACAACTGTCCACTTAGTGATAGTATCTTCTTGTATATCTTCCCATCTTTTGAACTCTACATCATAGCATAACAACTTATCGCCTGTCTGCCTTGCTACATGATTAGGTACATTCATATACTTTTCATTTAAAGTATACTCTCTGCTTTTCATATCACCACTATTTAGTGATTGAAACTCTATACATACTATGTGCTTTTTAAGTTTTTCTCTTAATTTTTCAATATCCATTTTCTTTTCTTTATCCTCGATAAATCTTTGTTTGTTGGTTTTCTATTACAAGAACTACAAACTTTATACTTAGTTCTATTTCCCTCTGCTAAATCAATCTTCATCTGTTTTAGCACAGGATTATTATGCCAGATATCAAAAAAATTATCTTCTTTGATATTACCAAATATATTGGTATCACTCCAGTCATTCGAACAAAGTTGAATACTACCATCATGGTGTATCCAGCCTCGTGATATAGGCAATGCACACGGTAACGGTACTGTTTTTTGTTTTAGTCCCATAAATAATTCATTTCTATTTTGTATTTGAATAGGAGTAACTTCCCATTCATCAGGTTCAACGCTTTGATCCCAAAATCTTACATCTGCCCAAGGAAATGCTTCTTTTCTTCTAGCAGTTTCTTCTTTTGTAGAGTAAGTATTTAGTATCATAACATCAAACATCTCTAATAATTCTTTTTTCTTTTCCCACTTATA